GTGCTTGATTTAATTGAAGTAATTATTTTTCAATTATTTTAGAGTCCCTAAGGAAATCAAGTACTTAGGGACTCTTTTTTTGCTTGACAAATGAGGATATACCTGCTATAATATACACATACACTGAAAAAAGGAACTAAAGTATGAACGATTCAATCCAGACTCTAATCACTAAAATCAACGAAGACTGGGCTCGCTGGACAAAAAGAGCAGATATCACCAACGTCCCTAACTCGGAGATTCTGTTACAAGAAGGCTCTAAGTATATCAAAATCGTCCGAAGCGGCACTCAGGATATAGTTTGGGGTTTTATTGTCAAGACTGATACGGACAAGAAATTCCGTAAAGGCGACATTCTCAAGGCCGCCAGCTGGGCAGCCCCTGCCAGAAACAAGGCTCGTGGTAATATCTTAGAAGGTGACTTCTCATGGGTTCGTTGGACTGGCCCAGAATATCTAATATAATGCTTGACATTTCATCTAGTCGGTGTTATAATGTAAGCATAGAATGTAAAAACAGTTGTGAGGACTGAATATGTGGAATCTAGAAGGCATGCAAATCGAAGGCACTTATCTCGATGAGGTAGAGGTTAGTGGTCGTGTTACCCATAGCCGTGTCGCTTACGGTGGTGGTGTCGAGCACCATGTTAAGATAGACAATGGCTTTTTTGCCGTTGATGGTCGAGTTCGCCGTGAAGCAGGCGAAGTAATCATTGTTGAGCATAAGTATATTACAGGAGTGCGTGATTAATGTTAATATTAAGTAACGGATCAGTCCAACAGTTTTTTTCTTGCTATCAGGAAATCGTTGACTTTATTGGGAATGACGAATTCAATGCAGTACTCGGTGGTGACCATTCGCAGTATAGCATTTCATTTTTACCAATCACATAAATCATTGCACCCTTAGCTCAGTTGGATAGAGCAACGGCCTTCTAAGCCGTGGGTCAGTGGTTCGAATCCACTAGGGTGTACCAAATTGTTATATATAATATGAAAACTTTTACACATATTGATTTACCAAAGCTGCCTTCTTTGTCAAGAAAAAATATTGACGGCAAAAGAGTGTATGTAAATGAAGAAGGAGAAAAATATCCTTCAGTAACATCAGTTTTGTCAGTAAGAAATAAAAAAGCAATATTTGAATGGCGTAAACGAGTAGGGGCAGAGGAAGCAGATAGAGTTTCTAGAAAAGCCTCTACTAGAGGCACTAGAATTCACAAGTTGTGTGAAGACTATCTTCTCAACAAAGACCTTCCTGATCTTAGTCCTTTAGACTTAGACACTTGGAAGAAGTTTAGACCTATTGTTGAGAGAATTGACAATATTCACTTCGTAGAGCCTTTTTTATACAGCAATCATTTAGGCATGGCTGGCCAATGTGATTGTATTGGAGAGTTTGATGGTAAGTTGTCTGTGATAGATTTTAAGACATCTCGCAGACTAAAAAAGCATGAAGGCATATCTAATTATTTTGCTCAGTGCGCTGCATACGCTGTTATGTATGAGGAGCTAACTGGAATTGCTATAAATAGAACAGTTGTCCTTATAGCAGTAGATGGTGAAGAGCCTCAAGTATTTATTGAGAAGCGTGATAACTACACTGAATTTCTCTTAGAAAGTAAGAGAATGTTTTTAAACGGCGAGTACGACTAGGAGAAACACATGAGAACATTACTTTTTATAGCAGCACTTGTACCGTCAATTTCATTTGCTCAGATTGAGATAGTTTCCGAGAAGCCGCATTATGTTATGGTTACTCAAAAAGAGTGCGAGTATCAAGATGTCTACGTTGAGAACTCACTAGGTGGTTCTATAGTAGGCGGTGTAATCGGAGCAGCTATCGGTAATGAGATTGGTGGTGGTTCAGGTAGAAAGATTGCTACTGTAGTAGGTGCAATAACTGGCGCCAATGTTGGACGAACCCGTGCAGAGAGAAATGGCAGAATAGAACAACGACAGATTTGCCGTGATGTACAAATTCAAGTACAGCGTGGTAAGTATGTGACTATGAGGTATGAAGGTAAACTTCACACTATCTTAGTAGACTAATTCGTAGAAGCATGTAATAGGAAGTTTGGACAGGGGTGCAACTCCCCTCGCCTCCACCAATAAGCATCTTCCGTCCTCACTGAGGAAAGTAGATGGTAACAACCAGATTAGAGGGTGCTTATTAATGGGGGCGTTTTAGATTCGACAGGCAACTGAAAGCATGTGGAGAATAGGTGCGGAAGCTACCTTAAATGCAACAAAACTATAAATGCCAACGATGAAGCATTTGCTCTAGCCGCTTAGGCTAGATGAGGCATGGGTACCGCCTTATAATCCAAAGGGCCCATTTTTGACACACAACACACACAAGGAGATAGATATGTCAAATCCGTATGAACTAAGATTCAACATGCTCATGGAAGCAAAAAACCTACTCGTAGAAGAGTATCATGCTGAAGTGGATCGACTCACAAACAGATACTTTGCGTTAAAAGACGCAGGCGAGACTGTTGAGTATCCTACTTTACCGCAGTATCCTACCTTTAAAGGCATTCAAGATTTATGTAAAGAAATAAATGCCTTTGTAAGTAATTCTGGTGGTAAGCACTAAGTAGTTTAAGGGTATGGGCACCACCCCAACGGGCCTAAACTAAAGGAAGACAATCATGTACATAGTAGAAGATACGCTTGCTATGTTGGGTGCAGTAGTATTGCTCACAACAACAAGTCTTTTTTATGACAAGTCTGATGAAGTCCCTACAGAAGAAGTACCCGTGGTAGTAGAAGTAGAAAGAGTTCCCTCGTTTTATGAAATAGCACAGCGAGAGACTCATTGTTTAGCAACCAATATATATTTTGAAGCTCGTGGAGAATCGCTTGAAGGTAAGAAGGCAGTAGCTTTTGTTACACTCAATCGAGTTGAAAGCGAGTCATTTCCAAACGACATATGTTCAGTCGTATATCAAGCGCAGTATTCGTCATGGTGGAAAGAGAAAAGAGATCGACTTGTGCCTATTAGAAACAAGTGCCAGTTTAGTTGGTATTGTGACGGCAAGTCTGACTCTGTTCGAAACACTAGAGAATATGAAAATCTTTATCGCCTAGCTAGTGAAGTTATTCTTGGCAAACACAAAGACAACACAGGCGGAGCTGAATATTATCACGCAGACCATGTTAAGCCAGATTGGCGATTAGCATTTAACAAAACAACAAAGATAGATTCACACATCTTTTATAGAAAACTTGACATCTAGTCTCAATAGTGTATAATGGTATTATGACTGACGAAATAGAAGCAAAAATTGTAGTAACTGGTGGTTGTGGATTTATCGGCTCACACCTTGTAGATAGACTATCTGAGATTGGATTTCATGTTTATGTCGTTGATGATATGCGCCAAGGCAAGTATGTCATTGACCGACCTAATGTAGAATACTTTTTTGAAGATGTTTCTACTTGCAAGCTAACGGAGAAGATTACACGACCATTAGCAATTATGCATTTAGCAAATAGTCCTCGTGTTAGGCGTTCGCTTGAAGAGCCTAGAGACACTATAGATAATAACATAACTACAACAACTGCTGTTGCTGATTGGGCAAGACACTGGCACACATTCTTGTTCTTCGCAACGTCTTCGAGTACACAGTATAAAGATTCAGTCAATCCGTATACTTGGAGCAAAGCAGCGTGTGAAGGAATATTGGAATTGTATAAAGAGTTGTATGATCTTAAATACATGAAAATGTTCTTTTACAATGTGTATGGTCCTAGAGAAGCAGACTACGGTCCATACAGTACAGTAATACGAAAGTTTAAGAAAGATTATTTGAAAGGAAATCCTCTTACTATTTTTGGTAACGGAAGTAAAGAGAGAGATTTTACTCATGTAGATGATGTGGTACAAGGCATATTGCAGTTGTTAGTAGATCCAGAACACCACGAAGAAGTACATTTCGGCAAAGGTGATCCTAAAACTATACTATCAATTGCTCAAGCATTTAACACCTCAATCGTTCATAGTTTTGATAAACCGGGCGAAGCGCAAACAACGATTTGCAAAAAGCCTTACATAGAATGTCCTAATGATGTCTTCAGTTACATTGATAACTGGTTGAAGGAGAACACGATTGACAATTAGAGTAGTAAACGAATTTATGGCTAGCACAGAAAAACTTACAGACGTTTTTGTGATAACAAAAAAGTTTAATACGCCATCAGAATTTTCTCAGCATATTGAAAGAAGAGCCTATCATACAAACTCTACTTGCATGGATATTCTTGTAGATTATTGTTTGAGTAATGACATTGAAATAGAAAGCGTAAACAAACTTTTAAGTACATCGCTCAAAGATAAACTTGAGGCAGAAGCACAAGAATTAAACTTACTCAAGGTTAAATCAAATAAACTACCTTTTTAATTTTACTATGGAACCCTTTGAAGTTTATAGATTATACTTGGCACTCAAGTTACACTTTACAACCAAAGGTTATGATATCACCAAGACCCTTGGTGCTGTCACAGGCAAGCGTGAAACCTTTCTAAAAAGAAAAGATTTGACATCTATTCGAAAATTAGCAAGGGATTACAAACGCTCAGAGATTATCGACATTCTTGTTGCCAATTTTGCTAACGGAGACAGATGGGGAGGTGTATTCGACTCAGAATGTCTCGAAACTTACAAAAAGTGGTTGACAAACAAGAAAAGAATGTTGTATAATTTCAATACAGACTTAGATAATATTCTATTTCGAATGGAAAAGGATGGAATCAAGTCTGCGATATTTGAAGGAGGTCATCCTCTAATTTTTAGAATGATTATGGGACATGATATCAACTTGGAAACAGTAGTTATGTTAGAAAAGTTGCGTCCCTTTGTGAGTCAGTACAGTGATGATTTCGTACTTGAGGATACTTGCCTTCTTATATCAAAATATAAACCCTTTGTTCGTTTTGACAAAGACAAGATTAATTCACAACATATGGAGAAATTGATTTCAATTTACGGTAATGAGTAAATCTAATAAGTTTAAACCGCAAGAAAAGCGCATCAAGCGCATCGAAAAACGCCCTGAAAAGAAAATTGACAGGAAACTAAAGAGTATAAATAAGATGGATACATCAAAGCTAGACGATGTATTTGAAGACCTTTATACAAAGTAATACAACGCTATATATCGCAATACAACTATACAACGCATACACAGGAGAAATCATATGTCGTTTAATTCACTATCTGATCTACGCAAGGCTCGTGGCAACTTCGATTCACTCATGAAGGAAGTTGAAAAGCTCGACACACCTCAACAAGGTAATCGAGGTGATGATCGAGAATGGAAGCCAACCGTAGACCAAGCAGGTAACGGCTACGCTGTTATTCGCTTCCTCCCTGCACCCGCTGGCGAAGACATGCCTTGGGCGCAACTTTGGAATCACGGATTTCAAGGACCTACTGGTAAGTGGTACATCGAAAACTCACTTACTACACTCAAGCAAACTGACCCTGTATCAGAACTCAACTCAGAGCTTTGGAACAGCGGTGTAGAAGCTAACAAAGATGTTGCTCGTAAGCAGAAGCGCCGTCTCTCATACTACGCTAACATTTTAGTCGTAGAAGATTCAGGCAATCCTTCTAACAACGGTAAAGTCTTCCTTTACAAGTTTGGTAAGAAAATCTTCGATAAGATTAAGGACGCTATGCAGCCTGAGTTCCAAGACGAAGCTCCAATGAATCCATTCGACTTCTGGGATGGTGCTAACTTCAAACTGAAGATTCGTCAAGTAGAAGGCTATCGCAACTACGACAAGTCAGAGTTCGCAGCTCCTGGTCCTGTAGCAGAAAGCGATGAAGCAATCGAAGCGATCTGGAAGCAGCAGCATTCACTTGCAGAAATCATTGCTCCAAGCAACTTCAAGTCTTATGATGAACTCAAGAAGAAACTAGACTTTGTTCTAGGATCATCTTCACGAGTCGGTACAGCAGAAAGCATCTCTGCAACTACTGGCGACTCATCTGATGATGACTTCTTGAAGGACGTTACAGCAGCAGTAGAAAGTCGTAAAGTTGTTGATACAGCAGATGAAGATGATACGATGTCTTACTTTGCTAAATTAGCACAAGACGACTAGTATTCAGTCAAAAGAAAAGGGGCTTAACGCCCCTTTTTTTATCTTGTCGCTTGATTGGTTTGATATGATCTAAACGAATTATCATTGTTTCTAACAGACGACGGCATAACAAGAATAGGTTGTGATTGACTTCCGCCGTTGTTGTTTGTAGTATTGTATATGTTAGTCACATTGTTCGTTGTTCCACCAGATGCTTCTGTCATATTTCCTACAGCATCCGCAGTAGGAGTAACTGATGTTTCTATTTTTTCTAAACCGCTTGCGCTATCTGATCCAGTCATAAGCATTCTTGAAGGATCTGAAGGAGCCATATTAACTAATTCGTTTGCGTTGGGAACATTGCTCTCAAGTATATATTCATCACTCTTTAATGTAGCATCTGCCATCGCTTTATAGTTTTCTTCGCTTGGATTTTCATTGTAAGCAATTTCGGCGTCTACTGCTTTCTGATTCAATTCTTTTAGTTTAGGATCAACAGCATTACTATTCTCATTTCTGTTAGTAGACACAGAAGGTGTCACTGATCTCTCTTCCTGCATCTGCTTATATGCTTTTCTTGCTTCTAGTTCTTGCGGCGTGCCGCCAAAATTAACTCGAAATTCTCCATCTAATCTATCTCTCGCCATTTTTTTTCTTGTCTCACTCATATCCGAATTATCAATTTCTTCTAATTGAGTGTTATATCCTTTTACATCACCTGGTCCCATCTGCATAGCATCATCGGAAGAATAGCTAGTAGTAGACGTAACAGAAGGCGTAGTAGTCTGGTTTCCTGTCTTAGTACGGTTGTCAACTATAATTCTAGCT